TGCAAAAAAATGTAATGCCTCAAATGCAACAAATGCAAAAAAATGTAATGCCTCAAATGCAACAAATGCAAAAAAATGTAATGCCTCAAATGCAACAAATGCAAAAAAATGTAATGCCTCAAATATCACAGTTTAAAAAAAAATTTAGAATGTAATTATCGCTTGTGATAATTTTTAATAATTTTTGGATGAATTTCGAACACATTAGAAAATCCATTTCACTTCGTGCAAAAAAACTTGTTCCAGACTGGTTGTGCTCGAATTTTTGCGATACGATTGTGGTCAAGTTCTCCGTGATTGTGCCTGGAAGCATCCAAATGACTCAGTGTTTTATTAAAGCCGGGTGCTCCGTAAATGTATGTACCGAACATTGTGTGATTGTTCACTACTAAAGGTTGAATCGTCGTTTCAATCATCTGCGGTGCCTTTTTCGCAGCGGGTGACGCGATGGTGTGTGTATAAAAGGGAAGTCGCGATATGTGGTTCATATCGCTGAAACAAACGGTTCGCGTGTATGTTTGTGAAACAGATTTGTACTCTTTCCACAATCGACGGGAAATGCGCTTTTTTTCGCGGTTCGTATAATATCCGCTATCGCAATTCACAATTTCATTTTGTCTTCTGTTGAATCGCACTATCTTCAAATTATGATCGTGCATCATGTCGTAAAGAATTTCGTAAACAAGAATTCTTCTAACAAACACGTGATCATGCTCCATTTTCAGAAAAAATTCCGTCTTGACCAATGATAGGGCAAACTCTAAAGCCTTGGCTTGATGCATGTGCTGATTTGTAAGTACAAGCCGTGGTTGAATATTTTGAATGCATTCACATATGGAAAGCATGCTATGATTGAGATTACGAATGTACAAGTCGAATTTCATTTCGATGCGAGGCGGTCTGTCATGAAACAAGAGAACATCCGTTCCGTATTTCAGATGCAAATATCGCAAACTTAGTAATGCTTTCGATATTATGATCAACGATGGATGAAATTTGCAAAACGAAGCGGTAATCAGCACAGTCAAGTTCATTTCCATTAGTTACACTACAATACGAAAAACTTCTTATAACTATCAACACGGCTGTACTTTCTTGTTTTGTCGACATTGTTATTCAATACTAAATGGTGGGATTAGACAGGAGAAATCCTTCAAGGATATGCTGCACCCAAACGATTAAATTGAGATGAGTGAGATTTGTGAAACTTTTTAAAAATATTCCCTTGAATGTGTTGTTAGACTTAAACAAAAATTATTGAAACTTAAAAATGTACTTGTACAATACATGTGTCAATAGTGAAACTCTTACTTTATCGGATACAGTATGTTCGGGGTTTGTGGTTTCAACTTGTTCAGTATTATCAAGTTCTAACTGTTATAATGCGCTACTAAAAAATGAAGGTACACAAAACGAAACAAATACAAATATGGATCTGTATTCAATAGTTGCATTCATAACAATGGTTATTTTTTCTCAACTATAAAAAAAATAAGTAGTAAAGAATTATTTTATAAGGTTTTTCTCAATACATTTTTTTAGAGTTTCGTATTTCGTATGACATATTTCCTTATTCAACGGGAAAATAGAAAGACAACTCATTAAACTGATAAACTCATTCATGCAAGGTGGTTTAATGTGATCTTCTTTCGATGTGTTTGTATATAAAAGGTAGGCATTTGTCATATGATACGGCGAAACGCTTGTCTCTATGGCTTTGAGTGTTTTTGACATTTTTGTGTTTTCAAAAGTCACGTTTTTAAATTTGATTAAGAATTTATAAAAATAACTAAATTATTGTAACAAGTTGAAACGTTTATACACCCTAAAAAACTTTGTCTTGTACAGTTTTTGATACCACATACCAACTTTAAACGACAATTTCTCCTTCTTCTAGTTCAATATTTTCGTAGCATATTTTTAGCAGCATAGCTAATCTATTAAATTTTTTGTGAGTTTCCATAACATGATTTTTGTAAACAACATCAAGTTTTGTTTGTTGATCAGTGGTCAGTGGAATATCATTTTCAACCTTGTATACTAGTACATCATTTTTTTTGGGAATTCTGTACTTTTTGATTTTCTGTTCAACAGGTTTTTGGAACTTAGAAATCGTCTTCGTGTCGGTCACTGTCGTAGAAGACACCATGAAGCTCTGAGTAAAGTTAAGCTTTTTGTTCCACCTCCCATATTGGAATGGTAACAGTAGTATAAAGGATAGATTCCCTCGTATGCCGTTTCATCTGAGCACACTTATTTTTTTTAAAAGCAGGTACATTGCGTTGATGCTCATCCGTGTCAAAAAAAAACAATTCATTGTCATACGCTTCAGTGGGAAGCTTGTACCAGCGTGGAGGGTCATCGTCGCGAACTGTGATTGGCATTGGTTGAGTTGGATCAAACGTCGGTAAAGTTGAAACAAGTTTTCATATATTCTCTCACACATCCAATTGAAAGTATGGAGTTCATGAATGCTAAAAAACTTTTATTAGTAATGAAGATTCGTTATAACGACACTACATAGTGAAACGGTTCTTTAATTGTACGAGGGAAACTATCCTTTATACTACTGGATCAATGTTCCGATTCGGATTGTTGTTCGATTAATTCTTCCTTTTCTTCCTTTTCTTCGATGTTTCCAACTTTTGTTTTAATATTTTCTGTAGAATATAGTAACACCGATAAACTTACAATTGTATAAAAACAGGTCAATGTAAATTTAAGAGTTTCTTTTCGAATTACACTTTCGCATATTGTAGTCAACACTATAGAAGTAGATGTACTTATTACTTTGGTTAATGCTCCACAATAAAACAATGAAAGTGCAACAAGTATTCCTCCAAATGCCCCCAGAAAACTAAATAATATCCCAACCTTTGTTGGTATAAATGTAAGGTTGAAATATTCAATGACAACTATGTAAAATAACATGGAGAAGAACGACATTTGTGTATTTCGAATCCATAACTCATCAAAGGAGTTTTTGAATATTTTTTGCATATAAACTGCACATAAACAAGAAAGTAAGGTTTCCGCTATCAAACCTACCAATGCTAATATTGTGGTATCATTTGTGATTATTTGTTCTTTTAAAGAGATGTTGATACAGCAGATACAAATGATAATAACCGAAATATATTGGGGGAAGGAATATGTTTTCCCCAATACAATATACGTCAGTAGGACGGTCCATAAAATTTTTAATTGCATCATTACTGTGTAATACGATGCACTTACGACGGTTATTGTCCAATAACTTATCAAATTCATGACTATGAAACACAAAAGAGGAGGTATTACGGTATATATATTTTCAAAATTACGTTTGATATGTTTTCTTGTATGTGCCAAACTAAATATAAACTTTATTAATTCTACATACAGTAGAATTGTTGGTATAGGAGTAACATCTTTTATATTTGCTCTCGCAAGTGCAAAGGAAGAATTTTGTAAAAACAAAACAAACGATATTATAAAATCAATCATTTTATTTCAATACATTTTATTTTCAGTCAACTTTAAACATATTATTTTTTTATGCATATAATGTTATCATTGAAATTAGAAATGGTCTTACCTTTAAAACAATGTTGCTACCAATTTTATTCGAATAAAGACAAACTTTTTTTTTGTTGGGTATAAAAAAAAATATACAAAAAATGGCAGATACAGATGACTATTTATGGATTGTGATTTTAGGCGCATTCACATCGTTTTATGCTGCATTCGGAATTGGCGCAAATGATGTGGCAAACGCATTCGCTTCATCGGTGGGTTCAAAAGCATTGACAATAAAACAAGCATGTGCTATCGCCGTTGTTTGTGAATTTCTTGGTGCAACATTATTAGGTAGTGAAGTCGTAAATACTATTCGCAAAGGTATAGCAAACGAAGATATGTTTGCAGATAATCCACCGTTGTTGATGTGGGGTTGTTTATGCGCACTGTTTTCTGTTGGTTCATGGCTTATTATTGCAAGTCGTTTCGAAATGCCAGTATCAACTACGCATTCTTGCATCGGTGGCATGATCGGTATGATAATTGCTTTGAAGGGTAGTGATGCCGTTGTATGGTATGAGAGTCCTTCATTACCAGAAAAACCATTACCTGGTGGATTTGTTGGTGTTCTTTTGTCTTGGTTCATATCGCCGGCATTAAGTGCTCTGGTTGCATGTGGGATGTTCGCAACTATACGATGTATTCTTCGATCCAAAAATCCATTCAAAAATTCAGTAAGAATATACCAATTTCTTGTTTTCTTCTGTGTAACGATATTATCTTTATTCATGCTTACAAAAGGCATTAAATCCATAGACGCAATAAAAAAATTGGACGACAGTGTCAAAATTGGTATATCTTTTTCAATAGGTGCATTCGGTGCTTTATGTGCATATCCTTTGTCACTCATATGCGAACGAAAGATTTTACAAAAGGAGGCTCAGAACTCTACAGAAAATATAGAAATAGAAACAACTATTGTAGAAATTGATAACAAAAATAGTACAGAACCGAAAGACGACACAGAAAAGAATAATTTCAATCGAATAAAATCGTCTATTATGTCATCATTAAATACAGACATTCATAAAGCAATCTCAACAGACTCAACAACATCAAGAATTCATTATCATGCCGAAAAGTTTGACGAAAAGTCTGAACAAATGTTCATATATCTCCAGATATTTTCTGCTTGTTTTGATTCGTTGGCTCATGGTGCAAATGATGTCGCCAACGCGGTTGGTCCGTTTGCAACAATTTTCCTATTGTACAACGGAAGTACTGTAGGGTCAAAGCAAGACATGGGTTTGCACAAATGGTGGATTCTCGGCCTCGGTGGTGTGGGCATTGGTGTAGGATTGCTTATTTATGGATCGCAAATACTTCGTGCTATGGGTGTGAAGTTGGCAACTATTACCCCTTCGCGTGGATTTTCCATTGAGATGGGATCCTCTACAATTGTGATTATCGGAGCATATTATGGTATTCCCTTGTCGACAACGCATTGTCAAGTCGGAGCGACTATGGGTGTTGCACTTTTGGAAGGAGCCAAAGGATTCAATAAAAACGTTCTGTTTAAAACGATGTTTGGTTGGGTGTTCACATGTGTATTTGTTGGTATATTGGCAGGTTTGATTGCAGCTTTTGGAGCTTATGCACCTTGTGCTTCGTAGTTTATTCTGATGACATATTTAAAGTTAAATACGTGGCGATTGTTTGATTGTTCATAATATACGTAGCCAGCGTGATGTCATTATCATCGAATACATTATTACAATCAACATCGAATATTAGTCCTTGACATACACATAAATCTTCACAACTATAGGGATGTGTTTCGCAATAATGTAAATACATAGTTTTTTTTGCAACATTCTCATACGATCCATATCATCTTCGTTGAAAACGTCATCAGGATAACTTAATCTTCCTAATCTTTCATATGCTTTTGGTGTTTTGTTCAATTTACCGTTTTTTCAATTGGAATCCATGTTTGAATTTGATATGATTGCATGGTATCTCACCATATATTTTGCAATTATAGGAGTAAGTATTGGTTTTGTATTGCAAAAACTTGGTTCAAATGTAAGAAATTTGCTTCAAGGTGGATCGCTTATATGTACAAGTATTATTTTGCATGTCGAAAATCAAATATCTCTAGATAAATTGTTAGTATTTAGTATTATTTTAATTGTCACGACAATAATACAGTATTTTAGTTAATTCGTAATAAAAAAAATCAGGTTTTGCATCCGTTATAAAGGCAGATTTGTGTTTATTGTCTTCTTTTAAGGTTTGTTTTTACAAAACATAATGCGCAATTCAGTGATTCTTCGTCACTCAGAGTCTTGGGTCTGTATTTTTGTGAAACAGTTACACCATTCTTTAGGAATATCCGCACTCATGCATGTTCTATTACTGGGTACTTTTTGATTGAACAAATCATATCCTTTACGATTTTTGTATTCAGACAAACGACCTTTTTCAAAGTATCTGAAATTATTGATGGTTTCAAAGATATCATGGTGGGTAAGTAATTGATGTTGATTATGCTTCAAATTATTGATGACTTCAGGTGTTTTTTCCAATAAAGTATGTGGAACGAGTATATCAAATACAGGATTTCTATGTTCATATTCTCCAGATTCAAACGAATTTATGGCAGAATAATGAATGCCATGGTCACCAGATATCACGACAATTGTATCCTTTAACACATTATTATCCCATTTACGCAGTGTGTTAGAAAGTTGTGAATCGATCAACGAAAGACGCATGTAATCTGTCGAATGAGCTATAAAACTCATTAAAACAACATAATACTTTGAATACAATTCGGTCATATCAGACACATATGTAAGTAACAATTCAGTTAGTTGCGATTGATGTGCACAACCGGAAGAATAAGGATTTGTCTCCTCAAAGTAAAGATTCGCGCTATCCTTCCCCCAATTTCTTTCCATATAATCTCCAGCAATAAGATGATCGACGCCAATGCGACGCATATCGTAAAAAGGATAACCCATTACACCATAATTATTGTCTTTCAGTTTGTTTTGAAAAGATACGTCGTTATACTGCCCACAACATAATCTACTGTATTCATTCAACCATGCAGTCTTATATCCGGATTCATTATATCTTTTAATCATCGAATCTTTACAATCATTATTGTAGCAAACTTGTCTTAGTTTATTGGGCCGTGAATTCCAACCGTTTACCCAAAGATTATTCATTCTAAATAATCTTGAATTCTTAAGATTCATCATCGTGTTGCTTGTTTTATACATCAATGCTTCCCATTGACGTCGAGAGGTTGCATCAATAATTAAATGTATGACATTGTAATGAGTTCCAGAATCTTTTTTTTCATGTATGTTCGGAATTGGTATCGGTATAAGAAAATGATTTATATCATCTCCATCGTCGTAATCAACACATTTGACAAATAAAACTTCAAAGTTTATTTCTTTTCTTTCTTTCTTGTGTATCGTCATTTTCATATCATCTAACGATGCTCCGTACGTCGCCTCATTGCATTTGGTCAAAAATAGACTTCTGTTGTGTACATCACTGAACTGACGTTTACATATACTGTGTTTAGTTTGAACTATGTTTTTTTCTTTAAAATAATGTAATGGGTGGGGTGGAGGGTGTTTACAATCATGAAACGGAGTATTAGTGTTTTCATATCGTGAATAATTAAAACTTTTGACATGATATTGTTTAATATTCCATGATGTATATTCGGAAGAAGACCACATTTTAATTATATTCAAATAAAATATTTAATAAACGAACGGGTGCGTTTAATAAATTTAAAAAAAAACAAGTTTTTTAAAAATGAAATATTGGTCTGAATTTTATAATAAAAAAGATAAAAAAGATTATGTTCATACTAACGACAAGAGTTATAATCTAATGGCAGATTTTGTCCCCAAAGATAGAACTTGTTCCGATGCTGATATACCTGAAGAATGGTGCAATTGCCTCATCAAAAATAATTGAGATGGTTCGTTTCAAAATGCGATTGAAGATGCGATGAAAATTTTATTGGTGCTAGTGCTCAAAAAATAATTCACGGGGTCGAGCCGGTGAAAGCGCATTACAATAATATGATATTTTTTTGTTTACAATCGAGAACAACTTTCTCATGGTGTTTTATTGCATTAAACTTCTTTTCGCCAACCCCAACAACTGCCGGCAAATTCAATTCATTTGCCCGAATCACCATATGTGAATTTGCCCCTCCATAACACGTGATTAAGCCCACTATGCCTCTAGAAAACAACCAATCGTACCCAGGATCTGCTGCTTTTATGACAACGAGTTTGCCTTCAAAATTTGCTGCAGATTCGCTAACAATTTTTGCTGTGATAACATTTTGCGTAACAAATGTCGGTGTCACTTCGTGATGAATTATGCGTGTCACATCCTCTAAGGACATAATTGTAGCCGGATTAATACGCGTCAAAGCTATTTGATGTTCATTGCGTCGATAGTGTATACATTTGGAATCTACATTTGCTATTATATCCTTTATATCTAAGAACTGATTGTCAAACTCACAACCAATAATATCTAGTATCTTGGAAATGCATTTTGTAAAAACAAACTTTGCATATTCACGACATTCTGTTGCTTTCATTGCGCGATTGAAAAAATCCGGATTCGTCCATCCGCTCTTTTCAAGATATATTTTCACATTTTCTGGTGTCGGATAATCGACTTGACCTGGTCTATAGGGATAAGAAGGGATTGAGGTACTCGTTGTTGGCAAATCCGCTAATTCTGGAAAATATGCTTCGAAATTGTTTTTGTATGACGGCGACAATAGATCGTATGTTCCTGGTCTCAAGTGGCCGTACCAGTGCTTAAATACATTGGGACACAAGTTTCCTTTTAAAACATCTTGTTTATGCATCAACATTGCAGATGACACTGTTTTATAGGGCAATAATTCTGTAAAATGACCAGATGCGTTCAGAGACTTCAAGATAGTAGTAGCAATAAATGCAGTTCTGGCTAAACCAGCAAACGCATTTGTCCCATAGTCTTTACACAGCTTGATAAGTTCACCCAAATTTGACGTTTTCTCAATCTGGTCATCCAAAAATGATATTTTACCGAGTTCCAACTCGATTCTTGAGAAGGCATTTTCGGATATTTCAAGCAAATATTGTTTGAATAAAATTTCTTCACTTTCCGTCAACACGTGACTCAAGTCCATATTTGGCTCAAAACAAGTGTACAAAATATCGAATTCAACTTTGTCTCTCAAATGAATGTTTGTCGAAAATCTATGCAAATAATATTGCATCAACTTTTGAGCAACGACCGGATCAATTTTTGATGGTAAGTAACTATTGAAAACTACTCTTATGTCCATATAATACGCGCCGTGTATATTGACCATCAATGGATGCATGGACACATCTCTGTATCCATAAGAAGCTCTACTCATCAATGCCACTCGATCGGTTATGAGCTCTTCGTACAAACTAGCTGCCAAACGCACAGGAACCGTGCCAATAATTTCGGCGGGGTTCCAATCGCTCATATTATCCAGAAAAGTTCTGTCGCCATACAGTGTGTAATGACGTGTGTCAAGTAGTGTAGCGACTGATTTCTCAACTGAGTTTAAATTGATTTCATTTTTCAACGGCAAAGTCGTGAGAGGTCTTATTTGCAGCAGTTTGATTTCGTTGCCTGGCAAGACGCAGAATTCGATGTCGAGGTACATGTAATTGAAAAAATGTTGACATTTTTTGATCAATGCGTACAGCGAAGATTCCCATTTGAAGTGGAATGTGGAACAGCCGTGGTAGTGATAGAATGTGCTTTGGGATGACTCGTTCCCTCCGGTCACACCATCGTGGGTCGTTCCATGCGATACCACATAATATGGCGCATGTGTATCAATTACATGCGAAAACACAACACCAAAAAGTGTTGCGTTGTGCACAAAGGGTTGTACTAAAATTTGATGTTCGGGGTTTTTCGTGTGATAAGATGAAATCACTTTCGAAACAGCGTTTTCAAAAGTATCCACTGTGGCAACAACAGAATCGTACATGCCTGCCGCCGAAGAGTTGATAGAATCTTCTCCAATTGCAGAAGAACGCACGATGACCTTTGAATGACATTCGAGAAAGTATTTCATGTCCACTAGGCCTTGGTGCCATTCCCAAATAGTAAAACTATAAGACGGCAATACACAATCCGAATCCATTTTTGCCAATCTTTCTATATTCGAGGCTTTCGTTCCAAAAAAATGTTTTGATGTGTACCACGAAGTATCAATGTCAAACAACAAATCCGTAGGACAATCAAATTCAGCCCACCTGCCATGAATATGGACTGGGTGAATTTTATAACCTCTGCGAATAAGCTCTTGTAAAAACGGTGTGACTGACATATTTTCAATGTCTAACTCGGTCGCAACTTTTTTGAAGATGTCAACACCACGCTCTGTTAACTTTATCAGACCGATGTATTGCGCTTCAACTTCTTCTAGATTATTGGGTTTATTTCCAATTTCCATTATGGATCCATCGTCGTCGAATCGTAATGTCTCAACGTCATCGAGTGGGTTTTCCATTCTTTGAGACCATTGCTTGAGCCAGTGGTGGTCCACCACAACCGAAATATCGTGTTTCGAATTCATCAACTGGTTGACAATATCGGGATGATAGACAATATCGGAATATGATATAACTACGGGGCCATCATCTAATGCTAGAAACAAGCTTGTCAACATGTTTGTGGATGCATAGTGCTCCGAATATATCTTTTTCACCGGCTTCATTTGTAATTTGTTGTGAAGGTAACCAGTGACAAATGTAATATGTTCCTTTTCTATTTGCGTGCTCAAAGCGTTCAAGCAATAATTTATGATACGGACACCTTTATACTTCACCATGCATTTAGGAACATCGTTCGTCAAAGGCCTTAAACGTGTACCTTGGCCTGCGCATAATACGATAGCATTTGTATTTTGTATTTTGAAATATTGCTTGAAAGTCGAAAAATCTTGAGGACGACGTTCGGGATGCCACAAACAACAAAAAGCACCGGGACACTCAAAGGCTTCAACGTACCCGTTTTTATCTGTCGCTAATATTTTCTGCCCTTTGAATTCAGAAATGCCGTAATTATGGTAGCTATTTACTTGTTTCGGGAGTTGAATGGTATCCGAAAGATTTTGCAGATCATGCATACAGTTCACGTGATTGCTTACTTTTTGAATCGTTGCACCGTAATATTCTGCTAGCAATTGCGCTCCTCTGCAGACAGCAAAGACGGGTATTGATTTTGAAAGTGCATTTTTGTACAAATTAATTTCAAAATCGTCTCTTTTCTTATTAACAGAAGTTGGAGTCAACGACGATAAATCGTTTCCACCAGATAAAATAATTCCATGTATTTTCATACTATCGATAATGGCGTCTATGTTTGAATGATAAGACACTGGAATAAGTCGCATATTTCTGATTCGTGATGCAAATGTATGCCAATCACTATCAAGACACTCGCGCTCATCATTTTGCTCTGTTATTATCAAACGTTGGGTGATCAAAAAGTTCATTCTTTTAAATAATGAATAATATTAAAAGTTTAATGTGAACGAATTGCGCTTGCACTTCGTCGTTTTCGTTAAGAATTGTGGCCACCAAAATCGATTGATTATTCCCAAGCAACAACTGGTATATCATAAATTTAAGTAATTACTTTTTTTTGTGTTATCGGATAATACTGCACCACAATGATTGCCAATACCAGAACATGATGGTGATGTCCATGTTGTAGTTTCAATATGTAATTTATTACTTTTTTTATTCATCACACGTTAGTACTCGTACTTCTTCCGGTATTGTAGGTGTATTTTTTTCCAATTGTATGAAATATTGAAAAGAAGAAAAAATGATAATTAAGCAGCCCAAAATTTCTTGGATTTTGAAAAATTCTTTATTATATAAAGAAGTAAATACCATAGAAGATACAATCGAGCCACTTGATATTATATTTTTTGTAGTAGCACCCGAATACTTAAGAGTAACCGCTGTACATAATCCGATAAGTGATAGTAATACAGATATTTCCCAAACAACAATATCAAATTTAATCAACGCCTTATATTTGAAGAAGGGGAAGTTCAATAAAATTCCAAACATATACATTAGAAGATTTGTGCTGTAAAATGATAAATTCTTATCTTTGAGTATACATTCGTTGGATACAAGCCCAATTGATGATAAAACTTGACTAAAAATGGCTGAAATAATACCAATCATATCATAGTGACTGCCATTCTTGCACAATGACGATGTTGCAATCCCAATACACAAGAATATCAGTGAAAACCACTGAAATATGTTGAGATTTTTTTTCAAAAACATATAAGAACAAATTCCAGTAAATACAATTTTTAAGGTATTAAGATTGAAGAAAGTTACAGGATCTAAATGAGATAATGAGAAATATATTATATTATTTTGTAATGTAAATATGGATGCTGGAAACAATATAGATATAATTGATTTTAACGAAATTCCTTTCAAATCACGTAGGTCTGAAAATATAAAAATGGTTATAAATTTAACCACTTCTGAAACAAAAACCGAGGTTGGTATATCAAATGGAACGGTGCCATGCTTTTCCTTGATTAAATGAATACTAAACGTATGAGTACTTATCAAAAACACCAGCAACGAACCAACTAAAAATTGCTTGTAATTTTCAATCTTGAAAACAGTTTCCATAAAAAAATATAACGTTCCATGCACAATAAAGATTACAGTTGTTGCAGCAAATATGTAGTACCCTAAAAAGTTTGCGTTTTGATAAGTAGTATTAAATTGTGGTATAGTTTCATGAACATTACTGTACGATTCATTACTAAGTACATTACTGTACGATTCATTACTAAGTACATTACTGTAAGATTCATTACTAAGTACATTACTGTAAGATTTATTCACATGTTGATGATGTTGGAGCAAATGGTGTGGATGTGGATGAGAAGAATTATTTTTATGTATTTGCGAATTTATAACTATTGTGTATAATAACATTGTAATTTAAATTCTTTTAATAATATTTTATTTTTGAAGCTTACTAAAATCCGCATGTTCAATCACGAAAGTAAGGCGGTTATTTCCGCTTTAGAATACTTGTACTTCAATTTGAACTGATCGATCAACGTGTTTAGGTATTTATTTGCTCATCTTCCCAATATGAACATGTTTCGGTGAAAAAATTAAAAAATAATGTCCGTAATACACTGTGCCGTAGCACGTCCGTATTTTTTATTTCTAAATATGAAACTGTTCTTTGAGACTTTTCAAATATCTTTCTGCCAAATATTGATATTTTTCATTTATTCCGAATTCTTTTTTAACATAATCTTGCATTCTTTTGATTTCTTTTAGAATGTTATTATTCAAGTTAGAAATGGTTTTACCTTTACTATGTCTTCTGTGAATATTCAATGACTTTTTAATGAATGATATGTCTCCATGACGAAGAATATTTACATATATAAACCAATCACCTGCAATTTCAAAAGTAAGAAGCTCGTCTTTAAGATTTTGTAAAACTTTCAAAAATACATCTCTTCTAAAAAGAACACCACTTACATTTGGTATAACATTTTTAACAGATAAACCAGATTGTATTTCATCCATGCCTGTTCTTGTATAATCATTATCCCAACGCTCGTTTCCAATATCTTTAATATAATATTGGTAGTCCATATTAATTATATTACTATCTACGTCCATCTGTTTAGACTGGGTATATGTCATAACAACTTCCTGATTATTTATCATTTTTGAAACAGATTCTTCTAAAAACTGTGGTTCTGCACTATCATCTGCTTCCGCAATCCACACGTAATCTCCTTCTGAACTTTCAACTCCTTTCAACCAGTTTAGAAATACATTTCCAATGTGTTCGTCATGTTTAATTATTTTAATATTTGTTGTTGTATTTTGTAAATAAGATTGTGCAAATTCATAAGAACCGTCCGTAGAAGCATCGTCCACAAATATAAGTTCTTGAACAGGATTCGTCTGAAACATAATTGAGTCTAAACGCTGCTTTAAATATCTTTTATAATTATGATTTGTAACAATCACTGATATTTTAGGAGTAGATGGTAAAATATATTGCAGTACTCTACCGACATAACTTGAATATCCATATTCGCTTTTAATATATTGACTGGCATCCATTCCCAAACTTACAATATCAGACCCCATAGTAACCCATTCTTCTACATTTTTTACAAATGTTTCAGGGTGGGAATTTGGCAATATTTTAAAGAATTTTTTATTTGAAAACAATGTCTGAAGGCCAGTTGTTCCATTTACAACAACAACCGGTGTTGCCGCACCTAAAGATTCCAAGACAACTGTCGGAAACGGATCTTCTCTGGATGATAAAAACATAAAGTCAGAAGCCATGTAAAAATCGTGAACATTGTCTTGAAACTCTATGAAATGTAAATTATTAATCGTTTCGCTTTGCATCTGTCCTAATTCAATATTACCTACCCATATGAAATTAAGAAATGGCCACATTTGAGCGGCATATTTAGCACAACTTGTAAAAATATCCAAACCCTTTCTATAATCTCCATATCCAACATTTATGATGAATCTTGCATCTTTATTCGTTATTTTTAATTTTTTTATAAGATCATTTCTTTTGTATTCCTTCTCTTGCTTATTATTTACATACCTTCCATTATAGTTACCCTGTGCATCAATAATCGGAACTCTCCATTTCATATTCAAACTTTTCTCAATAGAGTCCTTTATAATGTTGGATGCAAAAACGTTTGCGTCACAGTATTCGTCCATGTCTTTCAAATTTTGCACAAGTTCCATTTGTTTTATAACCTGCGGCATTTCATGAATCAATCCAATCGTTTTTATTCCTACTTTATTCAAGTGCGAAACAATCCAACCAGACGCACATGAGTTGACAATCGCATGATTGAACTTTTTAGAGACGATTTGTTGTAAAAACAAGTTCGTTTGTTTAAATTGTACATTCACATATACATTTGAAAAACGTTTGAAATCATCCAACATTGGTCCATCTTTACCCGCAATTGTCACAACTTCATAACCGTATTTTTCTTTCAATGTTTTTACCATATTAAGAGCATTTATTTGAGCACCGTGACGATACAGATCATGCACAACAACGATTATTTTTTTGTCGGTGGGTTTTGAAACAATTTTACGAGTTTCTCGTAGCCATGAATAACCATACATTTTATCAGGTTCCAAGTGCGCACCTTCACCCCATTCATTCCAAGCGTTTACAAACACAAGTTTCTCGTCATCTGAAGGAAACGTTTCTTCGGTATATTTGACGGCATTATTCAACCATTCTCCATACAAATAAGGTGATGAACCTACCATGACCGCACCAGATTGAGGTTTTCTTGGACTATTATCCCACGAAGGTGTCAAACCTCTAAAAATAGTGTATGATGAAGTTGAGTAAGCTTCACTTCTTTTTACAAAACTCGTCCAATCGTATATATTCAAGGTTTTTGGTTCCAAACCTTTCACAAGTTTCTTGTTTTCTACCAGGCCCATATTTAAAGGCGGAAATTCTATCGCAGCATCAAAATCGTATATTTTGGGGTCAACTGTATCAAACGATTGTGGATACGCAAGATAGATTTCTCCTATTCCAATTTTCCTTGCATAGTTTCTCCAACGCTGTGCAGTTTGATACATATTTGGAAGCAAACTTGGTCGATATACCAATATAAGAGGTTTTTCGTTCACCTTTATATATCGCGGATCTTTAATGTACTTTGAAATATATTCAAAAAACAGAATGTCATCCGTTTCTGAATATTTTTGTGAAATAAGAAGATCGTGGTTCATGCCATCCCAGCGTCTACTCCAATTTTCATTTGCCCATGTTAAACAAAACGGAAAATTAATATTCGAATTCAAATAATTCAACAAGGGAGTTTCCAAGAGTCTTTTACCAGCAAACCAGTAAAAATAAAACGTAAACCCATATATACCATGATTTTTTGCCATTTTAGTTTGTTCCTTCATGACCTCGATATTACCAAGATTGTAGTAGCCCAAAGAATCGTGTGGAATATGAGGCTGGTAATGACCCGTAAATTTAGGAGTCGCTTTTTTGACATTTGTCCAATCCGTAAATCCGTTTCCCCACCATAAATTATTTTCCGCAATTTCATGAAATTGCGGAAAATAAAATGTAATTATACGTGCTCTTACATTGTTTGGAGGTCTTAATGAGGCAAGCTCTGTATATTCCGTTTTGGGTCGGTTTTTCATCTTATAAACAAAATCACGTGCGGAATTTATGTCATTCTTTGATAAAAATGATTTTATAATCTTTGCTGGTACACGTTGATCTTCATTACAATTATTGGTCCTTTTTTCGATTACACTTCCAGTGTCTCTATAATGTATAAAAAGCTGGTTACAATTCATAAACTGTAAATCTTCATACAATAAAAAATAACAAGCCAATTTAATTGTACACAACATTTATTATATCCGAGTTTTTATTTCAAGTATATGAACACGTTTATAAGGGTATATTTATTTGGTTCTGGAAACGTCGGTATATTATATACAGTTTTATCAAAGTTGGAATAAATGAAGTACAATCTTATATCTCATCACAAGTCTGGTGTATTAGTAACACTTCACATTTTCAAGCAGTTATGCTGCCCACATGTTAAATTTATTGATTTTCCAACCTGGTGGGCAAGACCAAATGGAAATTATTACAATTGTTTGAAAAAAAAATGTAATGTAACATGGAATGTGGACGGTTTCTATTCACACAAGAAAAATGACACTACTTACGTACATGTTATTCGAAACCCGATCGATATGATTGTATCTGGTTATTTGTATCATAAAAAATGTATTGAAAAATGGACTCGAACTACTAAACTTGACAAAACACGATTTCCTCCAAATTTCGCTTTATATGAGCCATATTGTAAGTATTTGAATAATGTTGATGAAAAAAAAGGTTTGATTATGGAAATGAATCGATCGTTATTTTCCACATCAAATAATATGTTTGAATTATTACAATACAAGGATATGCATCATTTGTGTATACAAGATGTAATAAAAAAGTCTGGTATAATCTTTGGGGAAAAAATGTACATTCCAATCTTCACAAATCACATGACAAATTCTTCAACTGACACAAGAATGCATGATTATGTCAAACAAAATTTTCCGCACAAGAAATACATCAATTTATGCGAAAAACAAGTTAACATTATGTAAATTTGAATGGCCCCTTTCAAACTTTGGATGTAGCAAAAAAAAATAGCAACATTAACGCCCTATTTGTTCAACTGACATGTTTAAATTCATCATAGAACATGCAATTATATTTTCAGAATAAACTGGCCAATTTTTTGATATCAACATATTTTCACAATATGAGTTTGAAACATTTTCAAAGTTGGTAAACAAGTAATCTATTTGATGCCAAAACACAGCAGGTACACCAAATATACAAAAATCGATTCTTTTTCTTCGAGGTCGCATACATTCAAACAACAGTTTTGGAGATGTTGTTATTTTATTTTTTACACGTCCCCACTCTTTACTATCTGGAAATTGTTCCTTGAAATCTTTTCTAGTTTGCATGCGTGCTCCAAACATATCAGACCGTATACGCATTGCAACATCATACTCTCCAAAAAGAGTTGCATGATGTTTCATAAGTTGTAACCCTCCGTGTATACCACCAATATTAAGTCGAATTCCTTGTAAATTTTCATGTGCCCATCCAAATGTTTTGTTTGCATTTACGAATTGATGTTCATGTACAACTCCTTTTGGACTAAGGAGTTTCTCAAACGTTTGTAAGCAATTATATGATGATATGTTTGAGTATTTGTCTATTTTTGTCCATGTATGAATGAATATATCACATAGAAACTCCGACTGACAATTTGATAAAAAAGACTTGGTTAATTGTGGCAACATTCTATTTTCACATGTGTCACGGAGGTGACCGGAAAACACAATTGCAATTTTCATTATTTATTTATAGTTATTTTTTTTGCATTAAAAGGGCTGCACATATATTTTAAGCTTTATATAATGCAAATATTTGTCGACTTTCGTGTAATTGGTTTAGTACATAAACTGTCATTCTATTTTTTATTTGGGATAAATACTTTTATGACGACAATAAAAACAATATGTACCGGAGTTTAAAAAGCAAACATTTATTTTATTTTCTCCAATCCATTTATAACATTTTTGACAATATGTTTTTTCCAAGTATTTCATTATGATACCATAAAAAACATCGTCACAAATCAAATCATTTTTTTGAGTATACCTTTTAAATATTTGTATCGGAGATTCCATTTAATTTTACTACCTTATTTTTTATTTCAAGTTATAGAATATGCATGGTTTTATTTTTTGAATATTTCTTCTAATTGCTCGGCAACAGGTTTATATTCATATCGTATTTTTTTATATTTTTCAATCGTTTCCAAATAAATATTTAATGCTTGAAAACATGTTTGGTTTTCTTGTATTCGTTTCTCTTCTAAACTAAGATCTTTGTACTTTCCAAATTCAGACACGGTTTCTATCAACATTCCAAGAATACTATAAAATTCTTCTTCTACTTCAAAAAATTTTCTTAAAATATCTTGTTCTCTAAATTTAATACACTCTATTATGACGTCTATGAGTCCATTTACTACATTGTTTATTTGTATATTTTTGTTGGGGTTTCTAATGTCAATTGTCGAGTTTTCATCAACATTTTTCATAATTGCTTTTAAAGAATTTTCTATTTTTCTTTTTGTTTCTTCGATACTTGCATTAACTTGTTTACGAGATTCATGACCTGTTATTACACGATCATCAATCATTGTATCAGAATCATCAATCATTGTATCAGAATCATCAATACTTTCATCAAAATATTTCTCATTACGTTTTTCAATTACTTTTTTTATGTGATTGTCTGTTCTGGTTGATAAAAGGTCACTTCTCATTTTTTTATAATATATATAATTGTTTTCAATTATCTTCTTTTATTAAATATTAAGTCTATCAGATTTTTAATTAAATTATTTTTTTTTATAATGGCATTGCATTATAGTTTTGGAAATGTTTTTACAGAATATATGGCATATAGTGTAGGTCAATCTTCTATGAGTATTAAAAACCAACCTTATGCTTCTTGGCTCCCTCGAAATTTTAAAAAGGATGACTTGTATGCAAAATTTTGGAAATTAGTTAAAAAAAATCATTGTAAAAAATTTTTAAAAAGATATAGTATAAATTTTGATATAAAATACGATATAGGAACTGTTTTACATTTCAGGTGCGGAGATATACCTTTTAACTCACATAGAGTATATAGAATGCCATCCTACAAATATTTGAATTATACTTCAACTTATTTTAAATCAAATAACATAACAAATATTACAATATTATGGAAAGTATCTCATGCGCCACTAAGTCGTGCACCAAAATGCGAAGCTATGCTTTCAGTGATAAAAGAATTTTACAATAAACAAAATATACATGTAAACATATCAAACAAAACAGATGCCAGAACTACTTTGAAATATTTTTTAAATTCTAAAAATTTAGTTAGTCTAGTTCAAAGTTCATATTCCTTTGTTGCGGGTTCTTGCAAAGATAATAACTTTATAACACCATATATGGGTCTTAGTGGTATACCACACCTTGATGATTACGATATGAAAAGAGCCAAGAAACTTTCTGAAATGGTTCATTGGAACATGTTTTATTTAGAATCCTTAAAACCACATGAAATATTAAATAAAAGTTTTTTAACTTTCAATGTTTAAAAATATATGAATGATATGGTGTTAACGTTATCTACGCATCGATCCACCGTGTGGATGGATCCGCAAGTTTAATTTGTGCCTTTCCTTGTAGATTTATTAATTCGGTAAATTGCTTAAAGGAAAACTGGTCGAATACAACTCCCGCTGCTTCTATGGATGGCAGGTTTAATGCGCCTTTAATCAGTTCCAAATACGCATTCCCAAATAACACACCATAGATAGGGTCTCTTGTCTCAAATTCGGCGCGAGTAGGGAATGAGTTCGGACTTGTCATTGCAACAGTTGCTGCTGCAGAATCAGTTGTGTACACAACAACGGGCTTTTCCGGAAAAGGTCCATAGTAACCGTCTGGTCCGATTGCAATGTTGAGTCCAGTGAATGTGATACCTATCATAAGTATATCTAGAGAGGCATTTTTGAACGCTTCGGGTGTTAGTTCTGAATAATACAAACGAGTCTTTTGGAATTCGGAGGTAAGGTAATGTGAAATCAGCTTTGATTTCTCGCTTTGTAAACGAAAGGATATTTTGTTCAATTCCGTAACCTTATAAGATGGTTTTATTGTCAAATGAAACTCTGCAAATGCAGTTCCTGGATATAATAGCTCAATGTATTCTATTGGAGAAGGTACACTTCCCATTTGAGCAGTATACGATTCTACTGTATACGTTGCATATTGAGACGTGAGAGTTGAAATTGCTTGTTCATCACTTAGAGCAGGATTCTGAATTTTGAGAAACCGTATCATTGTTTGTTGGGTTTTTGTGGACAGTTTATCAAAGTTTGGAAATTTGTCCTTTGCACGGAACCATTCTTTTACTTTAGTTGCGTTTTTGCAGTACACTTTGAATGTGTTCTTTTGTGTATCATATGGGAGAAGTGTACTTTGTGTTGTTAGACCAATTCCGTTTCCACCCAATGATAAATCTACTAATTGGTTGAGTTCTCCCAACATAGTGTACCAAGACAAAAGTTCATCCCAAGTATGAATTCCAAATACACGCTTGTAAGATATGTCTCCTACATTGTACGAGTACCCAGATTTAGGTGTGGCTCGTGCGTCATCCCAAAACCCTTTTGTTTTTGCAATGTCCACAAAATGTCTATCAAACAATGATAGAGTGTTAGCAAATTTTTGTGTGATCGGAGTTTGTGTAAACATTTCGTTGACTATCACAAATTCGCTTCCTTGGAATAAATGTTCTTCTATGAATGAGTTATCCACAACCGGAAATTTGACAGTTGGTGTGTACGTAGTTGGTAAATGAATTTCGTCGACAGCATCACAACATTTTGATGTTTGATACACTTCTTGTACATCATCACAAGTGTTCAAATTGGAACTTATTAATGTTATAAGAGAAGCAAGCATTTTTATAAATGTGTAAAAAAAAAACAATGGTTTGTTAGAAATTGAACGGTTGGCACATTTTACAAAGTACGTTTTTATTTCTTCTTGTATAAGTTCATTCTCTTTCTCCTCTCTCAAAACGAACTACACGATGGTGACCCGTTGCTGGAAGAATGCAAACGAACTTCTGTTGGATGAAAAGTTTGTTGCAACTCTTACAATGGGTATAAAATATGTTCCACGACACATTGCATTTTTGTATTGTGGTCAGAAACTTTTGGCAGTTTCTGCAAATAAAAACAACAAACACGCAGAAGAAAACGTGATTGAAAAGTATAGAACCATGAAAGATTTGAGTACAAATAAGCCTTACAGATTGTTTGTCTTGAAGTTGAATGGCGACCACAAAATGTCAAGACCCTGTGCAGATTGTTCTCAATGCATTTTAAACTTTTGCCCACGTGCTCGTGTTTATTACACCGGTTACGATGGGGAATTGAACGAAGATATATACTTGGATAATAAGCACAGGAGTTTGAGGCGCACTGGGCGTCGACCTTTATCGACAGCCGGTTTAAATAATTTATGTCAAATGTGTAATTGATATTTAAACTTCGGTAACTGCATACCAGATTGAAATTCCAATACCAACTCCAACAAGAATTGTCGTTACTACACAGCACAGTATAGAAGAGCTTTTCGATCGTATTTTATCGACAGTTCTTTCATTAATTTTGACAACAACATCTTTGTTTTGTACGTTTACGGGTGTAGGTTTTTTAACCTGGACATTTTCACCAACACTCCCTAGTGAATTACCTTTTACCATTTTAGTTATCGAATTAAAAAAAAAATGATTTAATAAATTTTTATTTTGAGTTAGTGTTTATAATTATTTTCTAAACTCCATAAAAAATGAACAAGTATACGAATAATGATAGCAATACAGTTTCTTTTTCGGAAACATTATATTATTTAACAAGTATACTGTTTTTGGATACAGAACATTTCAATTTGTTACGAGAATCTTTATTTTATAATAACAAAAACTATATATTTACTTTTTTTAGATTATTTATGTCCAACCTTTTTTTTTTGTGCAACATTTTTTTTTTAACTGTATTGATGATGTTTATTATTCTTACCATTTTTTCAAAAATACGCAACAACAAAATAAGAAAATAAGTTTAGAATCCTAAGAATTTCTTAGGATTATTTTAGTGTGCTAATTATTCCTAATATACTAAAAATATTTATTTAACGTAATAATGCTTAACGATTTGTATGGAAACGCAACCTTCAGAATTTGTAGTAGTTTGGCATTTCAAGTTTATGCAGAGGTGCAGTGTAGGTTTCCCAAAACTTTTGATCTCGTTTGGATTGTAAAAAGGAAGCATACGCGTACAATTGCATGTCCAAGGAGACGAGCCTTCTTATTCTAAGACGTAGGTTCTTTGACATTTCACTGACTTTCAAAGTGTTTTTTTTGTTATTGTGTCTCAGAAATGGTAAACTAGCATTATAAACATTGAATAATTGCTGCACATCTTTCAATCGTTCGAGCGTTCCGACGACTAGATACATGGAGTCTAGCAATGTCATTGCTGTCGTAAGGTTTGCATACCCACTTGTAAGGAAACGAGTTTGCAAATTCCAAGGATTGTAGCAATCGTAAAACGATCTCCTGTATTTGGGATCATACGATTTGTTGAGACTTTTCCTGTATTCCCAAGCAGTGTAAATCCATCGCGTAAACCCATCCAAAACACTCTCATTTGGATGTTGTAACAACTTTCTCTTTCTTCCGAATTCCGGATGCGATATGCATTGAATATATTGCGACATTAAATGGTCTTCGGGGTACCGGAGCACAACAATACCAAAGACATTTGTTCGTGTATTGCAATATTCCTTGGACGAAAATTTGTTGTAGAGAATGGCTGACAATTGTTGACTTAAAAATTCTCCGCCCGTTTTTGGAATGTGTGCCAAATACCAAGACATTTATTTACTCGAAGATTAATATTTTTTTTTTTTGAGTTAGTTTTCCTTAGTAAATTACTTTTATAAGTTTGGTCATCGTCGTTGGCTGTAATAAAGTCGATTCTAATGTGAAAAACGAGTGTATGCTCCGAATGAATATGTAGACCTAAATACATATTTTACATTAGAGGAAGTTTTTATTATTTTTGACTAGTAATAAATATATTTCCTGTATTTATATAACATTTATTAAAATATTAAAAGTTAATAAAATGTGGAGATCTATAAAAATGTTAGATATATTATACCGTGCCGGTTTATCAAAAAATGATGAAAAAGAAGACGATGAAGACGATGAAGACGATGAAGACGATGAAGACGATGAAGAAGAAAAAGGTGAAG